TCATCCACAGAAATATAAAGGAACTATTTCAATTGATGGTTCTAATGATTATAGTGGAGAACAGACTGGAATTTATACCATCTAAATGTCAATTAAAAACGTCAAACCTACTAAAAACTCAGGGTTTAATCAAGGATATTTTACCCCACAATTCCCACAAAAATATGTTGGACCAACTCCGATCATATATAGATCTTCATGGGAACGTAAGTTTATGATATGGTGCGATGTTAATGATAAAGTAACGCATTGGTCAAGTGAACCTGTAGAAATTAAATATTGGTCAAGACAGGATAATAAACCACATAAATACTATCCAGATTTTTATTTTAAACAGATTCAGCAAGATGACACAGTTAAAGAATATTTAGTTGAAATCAAACCCAAGGCACAGATTCAAAAACCACAACCACCCAAGCAAAATTCAAGAAAAGCATTAGAATCCTATAAATTTCTAGCCGAACAGTATGTTAAAAATATGGATAAATATAATGCAGCTAAAAGCTATTGCGAAGGTAGGGGTTGGAATTTTATAGTACTAACCGAAGATACGATGTTAAATGGGTTACGTTAAAAATAGAATCAAAGAACTTAGTAAAGAATCCGGTAGTATAAATGCTGCCAAGAAAACGGCTGAGAAATGGTTTGAAGATAGCGTAAAAAGTAGAAAATTAACAGAGGCCGAATATACTAGAGCACGTTTTGAACCAGGTAAAATTTACGTATTTGAGTACACACCAATTACAGAAAACTTACCATGGTTTGATAAAAATCCAGTTGTTCTTGCAATTGAACAAGTAGATGGAAATGATTTAGGTATTAATTTAAATCTTCTACCCGTTGAATTTAAAGAACAATTGTTAGATGATTTATATAATAGATTAGAACGTCAGATTAATAGAGCTAGTTCTGGTAAAAGAGGATTAGATGCAGAAGGTCAAAAGCCTTTAAGAATTACATATGATGGTATGAAAGCATACTTAAAAAGATTTGGTTTTGATTTTGCAATTAGACAATATATTCCTAATCGTAAAAACAATCAAGCGGTTATTACATATAATAGATGGCCAGATATCGCACTATGTGACTTTATTGATTTAGAAGGAACAACGGTGCAACAAATTAGAGCAATGTTTTCTAATCGATAAAAAAAGAATATATAACTAAAATATAATATAAGAATATAATGGCAGGATTCGTAGATAGAAACGGACCATTCAGTTACAATAAGAAACCTTTTACCCTGAGAGATCAGCTTAAAAAGTTATCTTCGTTTGGTATGTATTATGACGATTTAGTCTTAAGACAATCACAGGCGATTGGTCCTATTGAAGACGCGATTGGATATGGTCAGATAAACCCACTTGGTTTAGATAATGATGATATGTATGGTGCATTTGCTGCACTATCGATGTCAGATACAAATATGCGAAAGAATATCCCATTCTTTGATCAGAATTATGCTGCTAAAAGAGATGAACTTCGAGCATTTTCAACATATGATGAAATCGAAGATATCTTAGATATTCTTTGTGACGAATCAATCGTATACGATAATAAAAACTTTTTTGCAAATCCAGAAATTATCGGAATGGATGTTAGTGATGAAGTTCAAAAATATTTAAATAAGTCTTATAGAGACATTTATCAGTATTTTGGATTTACACAAGATCAATCTGCATGGTATTACTTTAGAAAATTCTTAATTGATGGTTATTTAGCATTTGAAATTATTTATAGTCCTGATCAAACAGAGATTATTGGTTTCAAGGAAATCGATCCAATTACACTTGTTCCAGGATATAATAAAACAGATAAGAAAAAAGTTTGGACACAATTTAAGGATAATCCAACTAAAGAGAGAACATTATATGACTCTCAGATCATTTATATTTCTTATTCATCTATTACTACAGCATCTAGGGTAAGTTACCTAGAGCGTCTTGTAAGAGCTTTCAACCTATTAAGAATTATGGAACACACCAGAATTATCTGGGCGGTTACCAACTCTTCTTACAGAATGAAATTTATCATCCCAGTTGGTGGTAAATCTAAGACCAGAGCAAAACAATCTCTTGCTCAATTAATGAGTAACTATAAAGAAGTTGTAGACTTTGATTGGGATTCAGCAAGCATGACAACCAATGGTCGTCCAATGCTGCAATTTAATAAAGAGTATTGGTTACCTTCTAAGGATGGTGAACAACCAGAAATTGAAACTTTAGGCGGTGAAGGTCCAGAATTAAATGATACTGAAGCTCTTAAGTATTTTTCTGATAAATTGAAAATGGTATCTAAGATTCCATTCAATAGATTCATGTACGAAGATGGTGGAGGCGAATTTAATCTTGCAGCCGATGGTATGATTAGAGATGAAATTAAATTTTCTAAATTCATCAACCGTTTACGCTCAGTTTTCCAAGAGGTATTGGTTAAGCCACTTTATATTCAAATGTGTCTTAAGTATCCTGAATTTTCAGACGATCCAGGATTTAAAACTCAAATCTCATTACAATTTATTGAAGAGAACATGTTCTCTGAATTAAAGCACATGGAAATCATGGAACGTAGAATCGATTTCGTTAGTCAATTAAAAGATTCATTAGTTAAAACAGATCCTGTGACAATGGAAGAAGAATCATACTTTGATATGGATTTCTTAGTAGATCGATACTTAAAATTATCTCCAGACGATAAAGCAGCCAATGAAGCATATAAAGCAAGAAGAACTGCAAAAGATGCTGAAGAACCTGAAGTTGATCCAATGGACATGGGAGGCTTTTAAAAAATTAGATATATAATTATATGAAACACGTAAAATTATTTGAAGAATTCTTAAGTGAAGAAGCAATGAAAGTGACTCCAGAATCTGACGTTATTGTAGACGATTACATAACAGATAACGCTGAAGAAATCAAAAGTAGCGAGATTATCGGTGCTATTGTAAGCTCAGAATCAGAAAAGGAGTTTCAAGATTATTTTTATAATACATATGGTCAAGGAGCTTTCACAACAAACGATATTCAAACTTTGATTAAGTACTATAATGATTATCTAGAAGAAGTAACTGCTAAAGAAACAGAGGAAGAAGAAGCTGCTAAAAAAGAAACTGAAGCGGGTTCTGAAGAAGATCCATTGGCAGGGATATAATAATATTTTTTAAAAATCACACTTTTTACAAAAGATATATAGTACAAATATAATAAAATAATAAATATGAGCAATAAAGACCTATTAATCTTAGAGAGATCTTCGTCTGAATTAGAATTTAAAAGCGAAGCAGGTGTTTATATTCTTGAAGGTATCTTCGGCGAGTTAGATAAAAAGAATCGTAACAACCGTATTTATACTGCAGAAGAATATTTACCACAAATCGAGGCTCTTCAAGATAAAATTAAGGCATCTAAGCTTTTAGGTGAATTAGATCACCCACAAAACTTTGACGTTTCTTTAAAGAATGTTTCTCACATTATTGAAGAAATCACATATGATGCTGAAAACAAACAAATCAAAGGTCGTATCCGTTTATTAGATACTGATGCAGGCCGTCAAGCTAAAGCATTAGTTGATGCTGGAGTTCCACTTCAAATTTCATCAAGAGCTGCGGGTGCAGTTGAATCTAATGGTCAAGTAAAAATTAAACAATTATTTACTTATGACTTAGTCGCTGATCCAGGATTTGAAAACGCTGAATTAAAGCGCGTAAACGAATCTTATGGATTTGAAAACGATTCAGATATTCAAATTTACGAAATCAGTGGTCCAGCTAACTTAACAGAAAACACAACAATTGAAAATAAAGAACCAGAAAAAATGGCAGAATCTAAATTTATCACTGTTGAAGATTTTAACAAATATTCTCAATATCTTTCTGAAGAAATTAAGGGCATTAAACAATCTTTAACTGAAGCTAATGAAAGCGGTAATGAAACCGAATTAGCAAACTTAAAGGAGTATGCAACTTATTTGGCTGAAAAATTAGATCAGTCAATTCAATACTCTGAGCATGTTGCTGAGAAAGCTGACCAATCTATTCAATACGCTGAAACTTTAGCTGAGAAATTAGATCAGTCAATCCAATACTCTGAGCACATTGCTGAAGGTTTTACACAAATTAAAGAATATACTAATTACTTAGCAGAATCTTATAACGAAGGTGCAACTACACATGCTAATTTATTAGAATACATCGAATACTTAAAAGAGAACTTAGAAAAAGTTACTGAATATGCAGAATACGTTGCTGAAACAGTTAACTCTAACTTATTAGTTGAAGACACTGCTGAAGAGATCGAAGATCAAGAAGTTGCATTAGGCGAGCCAGAAAAAGTAGAAGATGAAGGCGAATTAACTGAAGCTGAAGAAGCTGGAATTCCTGCTGAAGAATTAGAGGATGAAACTAAAGAAGTTGATTCAGACGTTGAAGAACCAGTAAAC